TCTTTAAATAGCAAATGATCAGGTGCTTCTGCACCATTACGCTCACGCTTTACAACTTCTACAGTTGCTTCTTCGCCTGCATAGTTAGGAAGTTTGCTTACGCCACTTAGGAAACCCAAGTTGCCCAATCCAAACTCGCCCATAAAGTCAGGCTGTACATTATGTAGTTTAGCTTTAAGGATAACTGTACGTTCACTATCCATTGCATCAAGCAATGTTTCATCGTCGCCGCCAGTTACTTTTACATTTTCAATAAAGCCCAGACCTGCTGTGTGTTTCACAACATCTGCAATTACGTCTTTCATTAGACTCTCCTATATGTTATAGAGTTAAGTATATGATTATATTTAGATTTTGTCAAGAAAATTGACGAAAAACGACCAAAAAAATGGACTTTTTGGTCGCTTTTGTTGTTAGGCCGCAGTAGCATATTTGCCGCCGTGTGTCCAAGGAAACTGGAAAATACCAACATGGATTTTAAGTTTCTTAGGACTGCGGTCAATACTAAACTTAACTGCTACGTCAAACGTAATTGCAGTTTCGCGGTCAGTTGTCGAAATAGTAAAATCTTTAATTTTACCAAATTTACGTAAATCGTTTAGATAGTTTTCAAACAAACGAAATACAGGTTGAGATTTACCTTCCTCAAGGATACCGTCCCAGGGTTCGATAATTTTAAGAAGGTCAAATTTCACGTCATTAATATTAATAAAATTATTACGTGCCATTTTAAATTTACGCCTCGAATTCAATTGTTGCGCCATTCTCGCCATCCTCACTGACAGTGATTGTCATATCACGATCAGGATAACGAGCGTTAATTTGCTCTGCAAGATCTTCTGCAATCATCTCACAGCTCTTGTGGTTAAGATTCAATACTGCATCTTCCCCATAAAGACGTTCCATCCAACGTTTAAATTGGATAAACTCTATATCCCTATCGTCATGGAATACTTCTATCTCTACTTTAAAGTGAAAAATATGACGATGTGGAACACCAAGGAACGATACATCGTCCCACCCGCCGGTTGCTAGTTTAGGATCGTCCAACGCCGCAGGATACATATGTACCCCCTCACGTTGAAATGTTACCCAAATTTTACTTTTTAGTTTTTGCATCTTTTGTTTCTTTTTCAGCTGTTACTTCCAACTTTTTTTCTACACGTTGCAATAGTTGAAGAATTTCCCACAGTTTCCAGTCCATGCTTTTAGCAAGCTCAAGCCATTCATTGCCTGCTGGCATACCTTCTGTTGGGGAGGATTCTTCAGGTTGTTCTTCATCAATTAGTCTGATTTTCTTAACCATAATTTTCTCCTGTAATTTCCGTATACATACGTTTGTATTTTACTATTTCGTCGTTTAACTTGACTTTGCTTTGCTTCATGCCGTTAATAATTTCATCATTAACTCTTTCAGCATAACAAACTTCTATACGTGTGTCAAGCTCTTTCTTCTTTAAATACAAGGCTTTAATGTGATTAAAGATCTTGTCGGGATTGTTTTTAGTCATGTTACCTCCCTAGCCAAATTCAAACAAGTCACTAAATGTGTTCTTGTCATGAGCACTTTGTAAATCCCAATTAAGCACACCAAGAAGGTTTTCTATCTTTTTAGTGATTATGGCATTTTCCATAGCCTCATCATCAAAAGGCAACTCTTTAAACCAGTCTGGTATTCGCTTCTCATCTGTAGGAATACCAATACTTGTCATGTTAAGAGGATTGCCTTTTAGTTTACAAACAATAGTTTTCATACCATCTGTAATCTCCATACTATAGGCATCGCTATTCATTTTACGTAGCCTATTGTAATTAATTGCCGCCATTGCATGTCCTACACCACACTTGCCAGTCTTTTCATAGTTAGCAGTGTGATTAGTTAAGTTGTTTACACGTTTAGGTGTGCCTTTTTCCCAACTTGGCTTGTCTCTAAATGGCTTGCGGAACTCTTTAATTCGCGCAATAATATCATTTTCACGTTTACCTGTAAGTGTCATTACAAGTAATTCATGTAAAAACTCCTGCATGTACTTGGGCGTATCACTACGCTTTAAGTCCAAGCCCATTGCTTTAATTTTACCAGGCTTGCCGTCCTGATCTTCTCTATATCCTTCGTTGTCATATACAAGTATTGCATAACGTTTTTTAGTAATGTAAATACCAGCAACACCAACAATTTCTCTACCTGCGGCAATAATACTACCAAACTCACTAGGACAATTGTGTGCTCTGTTCATATAACCAGGAAACGTTTCGTTTGCCGCTTCACACACTGCTTCATAGTATTCTGTAATTTTGTCCCTAGTCCATTCCAACGCACCACTATCAATTTGTTCACGTAGTATTGGATATGCACTAAAGTATACAGAGTCAGTATCGCCATATATAATGCTACGACCCTTGTGATCATATTCGCCATCAATTACACGATTAACTTCTGCGCTCATGTGCCTTGCAATACATCTGCCAGTTAGTGTTGTGCTTTGTCCTAGTCGCTGATCAAAGAACCTACAACCAGGATTTAGTAGCGCACCATACAAACTATTCAAGTTAATCTTTTTAACAAGTTGCCGTTTGTCCCAGAACGCAAACTGTTCATCATCTACGCCTTTTTGGTCTTTTGCTTTTTTCTGTAGTATTTTACGTTCTGCATACCACTGTTCTAGTAGTCCAGGAATAACACCTTTTACATCATGACGGAAAATAGTACCGTTAGCACTAAAGATCCAAGGCTGTCCGCTTAGGAATATCAGCTCATATATTTCAGCACCAGTTGCTTCTAGTGTTGTGCCATCTTCAAAGTCCAGGAATAGTTTTGTAGATTTGTCTTGTTCCATAACAAGTTCATATTCAGGACAAGCAAACTTGCCCTCCCAGGCTTCCGATACAGTTTTGTATTCATCAAGCATCTCACGTGTAAACACATGCCTTACTTGCCCTACAATAGTTTCTGTACTCATGTTGCCAGCACGTAGGATACTAGGATACAGACTGTTCAAGTCCATACTACAAATCCATTCATGCATACCTTTTACAGGCGTTGCAACATATGCACCTGCGGCTTGCGTGTTGCCTTCATGACTACGTTTGTCAGGAACTTGCATACCACGTGCATGTGCCGCATTAATAATTGCTTGATCTGTTTGTGCAACCGCACCCATTGTTGTTTGTAGTAGCACAGTATTTTCATGTGCAAGTACGTTTGCTAAGTCAATAAACTGTAGTTTGTTTTCTAGTTTTACAAGCAAGTCCACGTCTTGTCTGTTGTAGCCAATAAACTTCTCAAAGTCATTGTTGTATAACTGATCCAGTGTACCTTCATAATCTATCTTTGTTTCGCCTAGTTCATACTCGCCAATTGCATCCAAACTATAACTGTGCATTTCATGATATGTATACTTACGATACAGTTGCAACATGTCCAAGTGTACACGCCCTACAGTATCAAATGTTTCCTGTGTTTTACCATAGCTCATGTATTCTCTGCGTTTGGGATATTGATTCCACAAACAAAAGCGTCTTGTGTGTTCTTTACCCAACACACGTGCAACACGATTAACCATGTAAGGAATATCAAAGCCTTCACTGTTCCAGCCTGTCATTACATCACAGTCATCAATTAAGTCCAGGAACGTACCCAGCAAATCTTCTTCAGTGTCCATAAGCAATGTGTCTGGAAACTTATCTATAATTGCTTGTGCTTGCTCTTTGTTTAGTGTTTTGGGAGCAATAGCCAAACAAACTGTGCGATTTAACCAGTTTAAATGCACTGCAATACTTGTAACAGGATTAAACGGATCACTTGGATCAGCAAAGCCCAAGTCCTTGTTAAAGTCTACCTCAATATCAAAAAATGCAATGTTAAGTTTAGGAGAGTCCTGCTCCTTGTAGTTTTCTGCAAGGCATCTAAACACAGGATTCATATCACTTTCATACAGTTTTTTGTGGCTGTATATCTTTTTTTCTCGTTGAAATGTTTTGTTGTTTGTTGCAACAACACGGCTCAGTGGCTCGTTCCAGATACTTTTAAATTTACCTTTTGCATCTGGATAGTAAAACACATAACGTGCAGGATACGTAAGAAACTTACGTTTGCCATCTTTGCGTTCTACAATGTTAATAATGTCACGATCTCTATCAATGATACCGTCTACATAACTCATGCTTTTCTTGCCTTATACCATTTAAAAAGTCCATACATACTAATACCCAACCAAAATACTTCTAGTGTAATATTAGCAAGCACAGGCTTATAATATAAATTAACAAATAATAATACTGCAACCATTGCATTATTAAAACTATACCAAAAGCCCTTGGCATCAAGTCTGTCTGTTTGCAATAAAAGGTAAGTGGTTACTAACAATAGTACACCCATATTACCAAATATATCGCTCCAGTGTAATGCGTAATAATCTACCAATAGCCCATTGCCTTTCCGAACCCTAATACATTAACACATGCAAAATAAGCAGTCAACAAAAAAGGCCAAGCAAGTTGACGCCTATGATAGGCATAGATAGCAGTTATGCTACCAATAAAGAATCCAGGATACACAATACGCATATCCGGTTCATCTGCATTTAATGCTAGTATTAGACTGGCGCCCACAGTAAATACGAAACTCACAAGTTCATAAAAAAATGCAACTGGATCTGTTTCGTAACTACTGCGCCAGAAGTTTACAATTTTGTTCAAAGAGTTCTACCAACTGTTTCCAAGATATGTTCTAGTTCATCGAATTCGTCACGCTTTTTGCTAAATTCGGCTTTGTAAGCAATAGTAATTGCTTTGTTTAGTACTGCAGGTTTAATATCCATTTCTTCTGCAATAGCACCCACAGTGTCTTTGAGACCATCCCGTAGAGCTTCCATTTCGCTCTTTACCTGAATGCCCTCATTAATAAGTTGCTTCAGTTTCGCGACATCAGCATCTGTAAAATTAGCCATACTAATTTACTCCGTTATGTTAGTTGATTATTATATGATTATATACGATTACGTACAATTGTCAAGAGTTTTATTCACTTTTCCAAATCGTATAAGCACCCCATGCAATAGCAATACCTGCTGCAATTTTTGCTAGTGGTGCCATGAATAAAATCATAAGACCTAGTGCAATACACACTGCGCCGTCCAATGATGTTCTTTCTTTCATTCTTCCTTTAATCCAATTTTTCATAATTTTTTCCTTTATTAATCTAAGTTTAAGGCTTGGTGCCCCCATTCATCCATTATCCATTCTCCAAATGCTGATCCAAACAACCACATTAGAGTTAAGATACATCCTGCTACACATATAATAATTGCCCATACTAAAATTTTTATTATTATATGTTTATCTTCTACCCAGTGTCCTACTATCTTAATTTTGTTTTTAACTCCGCCTAATAGATAACTTCCTATTATAAAACGTACTAAGCGCATAACAATTAATATAGGCGAACTAAGCACATCAAATAATATTAGAAACAAGTCTACACTAGCATCTACAATGTTGTCAATATTACACCAATTGCGTAATTTTTCGCCTAACCTGCGTACTCGTTCCTGTCGTTTACGTTCTCTTTCTGCCAGTTTTTCTTCTGACACCCAGAACATTATTCAGTACCAAACATTCCGATTAGCTCAGGACCAAAACTACCAGCAGCCCAACCTAGTGCTACAATGGCTACAACTCCCATTACTAACCATTTCATTTTAAAGTCGTCCACGTCCATACGTAATGCAACTAACTCATTGCCTAGTATGCGTACACTAACTTCTAATTTACCTTTATCGTCTGAATCGCTCATTTTTTGTTCTCCAGTTTCTCTAATCGAGCTTCTAATTGATCTATCTTTTTTGTTACATGTGGATACTTTTTACGCCAGGCATCTTCTGGTTGTTGTAACCAAGTCCATCCCCATCTTTGTACCAAGTAATCCACTATTAGATCAAACTTTGCATATAGCCATAAACCAATTCTTGTACTTTGAAAGTATGTGGAAAATGCCAATCCAAAAAGTGATCCAACTATTGCTGTATATATCCACAAGCGGTCACTTGCCATTCTCTCAATCATTTCCCACATATTCTAACTCCTCAATACAATGTTTGCATCTACAACATTGACAAACTTTAATAATAGGATTTTCCTTTAGAGCTGGATCATGTACTTTGATCTCTTTCCAAAGAGGCGTCCCACAGTGGCTTTCATGTCCACAATTTTGACAACTACTCAGCATGTCTGTCCTTTAGTATTTTACTCATAACATCAGTAGCTGTATGTGTAAAACACCTAGGAGCAACACCGTGAATAATTAGTGCTGG